GAAGCTCGACGAAACCGCGATCGCCGTCGTCGACGTCTCGGAAGAAGGCTGGTACGTCGAAAACATCATCTGCGGCAGGTGGACGCTCGACGAAACGGCCATCAAAATCTTCCAAGCCGTAAGAGATTACAGACCTGTATCTGTAGGTATCGAGAGGGGCATAGCCAAGCAAGCGGTTATGTCTCCTCTTGTTGATCTGCAAAAGAAGTACGGTACGTTTTTCCGAGTAGAAGAACTAACCCACGGCAACAAAAAGAAGGTAGATAGGGTCATGTGGGCATTGCAGGGCCGCTTTGAGAATGGGTATATCACCCTAAACAAAGGCGAATGGAACTCAAGATTCCTTGACCAACTGTTCCAATTCCCTGATCCTTTGACCCATGATGACTTAATAGACGCATTGGCTTACATTGACCAACTGGCCAAAGTGGCTTATGACTATGAATACGAAATAGACGACCACGACATCTTAGACATAGTGGCGGGATACTAATATGAGCGACCTGTACGAACAAGATCCTTTAATGATCCAAGAATCCTTAGAGGATTGGGTTATAACAAAGTGCGAAAACTGGCGTGATTACTATGAATCTAACTATGAAGACCGCTTTGAAGAATACTATCGGCTATGGCGTGGCATTTGGGATCCTTCTGACAGCGAGCGCCGGAGTGAGCGTAGCCGTATTATCTCTCCTGCTTTACAACAGGCTGTTGAGTCCAATGTTGCTGAGTTAGAAGAAGCAACGTTTGGGCGAGGGAAATGGTTTGATGTCTCTGACAACTTTGGGGACACCTCAAAAGAAGACGTTCTTTTCCTAAGAAACAAGCTTACCGAAGACTTTGAAGACTGCATGATCCGTAAGTCTGTTGCGGAATGCCTTATCAATGCCGCCGTATTTGGCACAGGCATTGGTGAAATCGTCATTGAAGAAATGAAGGAGATGTCTCCTGCTACTCAACCTATTATGGATGGCGACCTTCAGGCTGTAGGCGTTAACATCCAAGACAGAGTTAAAGTAAAACTTAGACCCGTACTCCCCCAGAACTTCCTGATTGACCCTGTTGCTACAAGTGTTGATGAGGCATTAGGTGTTTGTATTGATGAGTTTGTCAGCCGTCACCAAGTCGAACTCCTTCAGGAGCAAGGCGTTTATCGTGATGAGTACGTAGGGCCAGCGGCGTCTGATACAGACCTTGAGCCCGACCAAGACATTACAATCTACAACGACGACAAAGTACGTCTTACTAAATACTACGGTCTTGTTCCTCGTGAGCTTCTTAATGATGCAATGAGCGATGAAAACGACTTTGGCGATGGTGAAGATACAAAGTACGTTGAGGCAATCGTTGTTATTGCTAACGGCGGAATACTACTTAAGGCAGAAGCCAACCCTTACATGATGCAAGATCGTCCGGTCGTAGCATTCCCGTGGGATGTAGTGCCTGGGCGATTCTGGGGAAGAGGCGTTTGCGAAAAAGGCTACAACTCACAGAAAGCACTCGATACAGAGCTTCGAGCTAGAATCGACGCACTAAGCCTGACTATCCACCCAATGATGGCCTTGGATGCAACTAGACTGCCTAGAGGTGCAAAGCCAGAAATACGCCCCGGTAAGATGATCCTGACTAACGGAGATCCAAGAGAGGTACTCCAGCCATTTAACTTTGGTCAGGTCAATCAGATCACTTTTGCGCAGGCTGGCGCGTTACAGCAAATGGTTCAGCAAGCCACGGGCGCAGTGGACTCGGCAGGTATTGCAGGACAAGTTAATGGTGAATCTACAGCGGCAGGTATTAGCATGTCCTTGGGTGCGCTGATTAAGCGCCATAAGCGTACATTGATTAACTTCCAACAGTCTTTCTTGATTCCATTTGTTAAGAAGGCCGCACATAGGTATATGCAGTTTGATCCCGAGTCTTACCCCGTTGCAGATTACAAGTTTAACGCTAGCAGTACTCTGGGCATTATTGCTCGTGAGTACGAAGTTACTCAGCTAGTACAGTTGTTGCAGACGATGGGCAAAGACTCTCCTTTGTATACAACGCTTATCCAGTCGGTAGTAGACAACATGAACTTGTCTAACCGTGAGGAACTCATTGCGGCAATGCAACAAGCGATGCAACCGAACCCACAGGCACAGCAAATGCAGGCACAAGCCCAGCAGGCGCAGATGGCGTTCCAGCAATCTCAAACAGCGGCACTATCTGCACAGGCACAAGAGTCTGCGGCTAGAGCACAAAAGCTTGCGGCTGAAGCGGCAGTAGTTCCGCAGGAGCTAGAGATTGACAGAATCAACGCTGTTACTAGAAACTTGCGTGAAGGCGATCAAGACGACAAAGAGTTTGAGCGTCGTTTAAAGGTTGCCGACACACTACTTAAAGAGAAACAAATCCAAGGAAAAGAGAATGTTAACCGACAGAGAACTCCAAATGATATTCCAGAGGTTCCAAGGCCAAATGGAGCCACTCCAGCGCCAAGTGCAGGAACTCCAAGCCAAGGTGGAGGCTTTAACCAATGAGCAAGAAGGATCCGCGCCTCGAACGCGTAGGCGTAAGCGGGTACAACAAGCCGAAGAAAACCCCCAGCCATCCCACTAAATCGCATGTTGTAGTTGCGAAAGAGGGTGATAAGATCAAGACCATACGGTTTGGTCAGCAGGGTGTAAAAGGTGCAGGCAAAAGTCCTAAGAGCGCAAAGGACAAAGCGCGAAAAAAGAGTTACTACGCCCGGCACAATGCCCAGGACTCAAATCCCAGTAAACTATCTGCGCGTTATTGGTCGCATAAGGTCAAATGGTAAAGGCTATGAAAGTTAAAGCACCTGACGGTTATCACTGGATGAAGAAAGGTAAAGAGTACAAGCTGATGAAAGATCCATCTGGCGGCTATAAGCCACACAAGGGCGGATCCAAGTCAGCAGATTTTGCGGTTCAGAAGGTTCATAAAAAGTAAGGAGAGCGTTATGCCCGGTTACGGAATGAAGACAACTAAGCCAAAGAAGAAGCCTGCTATGCCTAAGCGTAATGGGCGCATGCTGACTAACAAGAAGAACAAAAAGAAGAAGTAGTCATGCCTAAAGCAAAGGCAAAGCCTAAAAAGAAAAGCGCCATACCTGATAACGTAAAGAACAAAGCTCTTTACTCGCGGGTTAAGTCTGAGGCCAAGCGTAAGTTTGACGTTTACCCCAGCGCGTACGCTAACGCATGGTTAGTTAAGACCTACAAAAAACGTGGTGGGACTTATGGCTAAAACAAAAGGCGGGCTAACTAAGTGGTTTAAAGAGGATTGGGTAGACGTTAAAACGGGTAAGTCTTGTGGTCGTAAGTCGGCTAAGAAAAGCAAGCGTCCTTACCCTTCTTGTCGCCCTAAAGCTGTTGCGGCGAAGATGACTGCGGCAGAAAAAAAATCCTCGGCAAAGCGAAAGACTGGGCCAGCCAAGATCAAACATGCTGTTACGGCTTCTGGTCGGAGACGTAAGACCACCAAAAAAGCCTGACATTTTTTAAAAACCGTGCTAAAACGCACAAAACAACCAAAGAGAGAGTGAGATATGACACCTGAACTTGAGGAGTACTTTGACAACTACAATATGCTTTTTAGCCATCCGGGTTTTAAGCAGTTAATTGAAGAGCTAGGTAACAATGCTAGACAGCTAGCAGACCTTCAAACCGTCAAAGATCAGGAAGAATTGTTTTATCGCAAAGGCCAGGTTGCCGCATTAGCTACAGTTATCAACCTTGAGGGGACGATATCTGCGGCGCGAGACCAAGCCGAGGCGGAAGCTCAGGAAGAGCTTGATGTATAAAATATATGACTTTCGCTGTGATTGCGGTCGTATATTTGAAAAGATGGTACGTAGTGGAGAGACAGTCAGTAGGTGCGACTGTGGCTTGACTGCTACTAAGATGCTGTCAGCGCCTAAGTGCGTACTCGATGGGCATTCCGGAGACTTTCCGGGGCGTCATATGAAATGGGTACGGGAACACGAAGCCGCTGGCAGGAAACGTAAATCTCCAACTGACGGAGTTTAATATGTCACGAGCAACAATGCTTGATCCCCACCTCGAAGAGGAGAATGCGGACAACGTTGAAACTGAAGTAAACGAGATTCAGGAGCCTGAAGAGGCTGTTGAGCAACCTCAAGACGCAGTAGAGCAAGACACTGACGACGACATCCCAGAGCGTTACCGTGGTAAATCTCTGAAAGACGTTGTTCAGATGCACCAAGAAGTTGAAAAGGTGATGAGTCGACACTCTTCTGAAGTCGGTGAGCTTCGTAAGGTAGTGGATGAATACATTAGTAATCAGACACCATCGCAAGCACCTGAGCAAATTGTCGAACCCGAGAGTGATATTGATTACTTTACGGATCCTCAAGGCGCTGTTAATAGGGCAATTGAGAACCATCCTAAGATTAAGGAGGCTCAGAAATACACTGAAGACTATAGGAAACAAGCGGCGTTATCGTCTCTGGGTAACAAACACCCAGATATGCAAACAATTCTTGGTGACCCTAAGTTTGCAGAGTGGATCAAAGCTTCCAAAATTAGGACTCAATTATTTGTAGAGGCCGACCAACAGTACAATGCTGACGCGGCTGATGAACTGTTTTCACTCTGGAAAGAGCGTAAGACAGTTGCACAGCAAACCGCTAATGTTGAAAAACAGGTTCGTAAGCAACAGCTGAAGGCGGCTAATACAGGTAAAGCCAAGGGTAGCGCCGAGAAGTCCACAAAGAAGATATATCGCAGGGCCGACATTATTAGACTAATGAACGATGACCCCGCGCGTTACCAATCCTTGTCAGGTGAAATCCTGCAAGCATACGCAGAGGGTCGAGTCAGATAATCCAATAGGAGATTGACATGGCTACTGCAACATACCCCGGCGCAGGCGGTAATACTGCGAAGACGGAAGCGAGTACTTTCATCCCAGAAATCTGGAGTGATGAGATTATTGCCGCTTACCAAAAGAACCTGAAGATGGCTCCGCTTGTTAAAAAGCTTGCTATGTCAGGTAAGAAAGGCGACAAGCTTCACATTCCAAAGCCCGTACGTGG